GCCTTTAGCTTCTGCCGCTAACCTTGCGCTACTTTGCCCAGCGGCATTGATAAAAACCCACCGCCGATTACCAGTGGGATCTACGATTTCAACGATAAATCTACGCATAACTTACTGTCCTCTATACGTTCGGTTCTAAGCCCGCTGCTTCCGCAGCATTTCTAGGGGCGGTTGTGTTATATCCAGCGTCAGGAGAGGGAGCAGCACTCACGCCCTGCGTACCGGCTTGCGCTAATAATCTAGGGTCTGCACTTACTGTAGCAAGGTCTGCCGTATCTTGTAACCCTGCTCCATTAACCCCTTGTGGTTGCTGTGGCTGCGGTGTCTGCTGCCCAGACATTGCCGCTGCCGGGTCGAGGTTGACTGCCTGTTGGAACTGGAACTCTAACGCAAGAGCCTCCATTTCCTCACGGTCAATCTCTCTCTGAATATCCTGTTCGAGAAGTTGGATAACTTCTTCAGGCTCTCCAGAAAGTCTTGCTGAATGCCACTGAGTAAGCAATTCGTACTTCCTGCTTGATGCACGAGTTCGCGCGCCGGACATACGGCGTTTCTCAAGGTCGTAATCCTGAACCTTGGCAATCTTGGTGGCTGCGTATTGCTTGGATACAAGTGCCGTGCCAGTTGAAGGATCAACTTGAGAAGCCACTTGAGCCGCCTGCCACAAAGCGAAATCGTCCTGTGGCTGTGACTGCCTGAGTTCTACAGATAAGAGGTTATGCCCTTTTATGTCATCAGGGGCAATTACCTTGTTAAAGGGCTGGTCAGTGTGGGTCTTGCCACGAACCTGAATGTCCTTATAGCGTCCTGTTTCATACTGTTTGCCTAAGTTATCCAGAATACCTGCGATCAAAGACTCCACAGCTTTAAGGTAAGGGGCAACCACTTCAGTATCAGCCTGACTAAGGATTTGAAGTGCCGCACCAGAAACCGGGGATGTAAGCCTTCCTAAAGCAGGGTCAGAAAGACCGGCATTGGATTCATCAAGCCTCAATTCCCCTTCTAGCTGACCCGCATCTGACGTAAGTTGAGATAGCGGAAGAAGCGCAATGTCTTCATTGTTATCAGTTGACAGCCCTACTTCAGACCCGGACTTGAAAGCGTCTTGATCCAGTTCTTTAGTCCCGTCACGAGATCTTATGATTAGCGTTCCCTGAACAGCCTTTGATGTAAGTGCCATTCGGTAAGACGCTAAACGGTTTACCTGTGGTATTACGTGGCGAAGGGCAGCAAAGATACTGTCTCCAACGTCTTCAATGCCTGGGATTTCACGAGTTCCGTCAATCGTGTCCTTGAGGCTGTAATTCATTACGCCGGGGTTATTGCCGATCAGACGTATAACAACCGGGAAGTTTACAGCGAACGTATCCGTTGGCTTCTTTGCGTACTTGTTATCGACAATAACGCAGTTCATGCGCTTGCCATCTTGCGTCCAGTAGTAATCAACCACACGGGCTAACTCATCTTCATCGTCTTCGTAGCTTTGAGGTGAGTCTTCGAGGTCAAACACAAATTTAGGATATTCCTCGCGAATATCTTGCCGTGACCTTTGAGTGACAATTGCAGCCCATAACGGCTCTCCACGGCCTTTTTCAAACACTAAGTTACGTGGGTCAATAGGGACAATATCGGGTATTGTTTCGCCTTGAGCGTCTTTTATCAGGACTGAGCGAGTGCCGATCCATCCTCCACGAACAACGGCATTCCACGCATTTTCGCCCTGTACGGTGGAGTTCATGCCGCTCGATTGCAGGCGTTCATCTGCCATTTCAAGAACACCGACGCACCACCGCTCGTATGCGTTGTTCTGATCCCTGAACTCCTCGTTGTCAGCATCGTCTATAACGCGGACGATCCGCTCTGCGTAGCCCACACCGTTAGAGACTTTGCGCGCCAGCACCTTTGCAAAGTTGGTAGTTATGGCATCTTTTTGCTGAATGCCTTCTGTGGCAATAGGCACGAACGGGGTGTTCTTCCAGCCCCAGTCGTAATCGCTATCCATGAAGGCTGTCCGCTTTTCAAAGACCTGTTCTTTGCGATCAATCTTATTGAGAATGCGCTCAATAGAGCGTTGGTCTTTTTTGGAAACCATTACCTGTTATTCCCCATGCGGCGCACTCGTTCTTCTCTCGTAATTACATTGATTTTCTTGGCTTGATTGTAGGCTTCTTTACGCATTTGCCACGCTAATCCGACAGCCATTGGGTAATCGTCGTGAGTTCCAACTATGCCTTCAATTCGTCCATCTTTATCAGGGTTCCTGATTACTGAGGAAAACTGATTCAGCCCTGGCTTACTTGGAACAGTAATCAGCCTGTCACGGACAGATTCAATCAATTCGCCCCAGAGAACCGTTCTTGTTCGGGCATCTGTGCGCCAGCCGAACTTGCCAGATGGCTTACCCTGAGCGTTTCTTCGTTCGTACATGCGAGGATACTTGAGTGACTGTGCTTTTTTCAGAGTCAACTCGCCCCAGTCGTTGTCTTCGATAGCCCAAATCGGATATTTGTAATCTTCTAAAAGATTGACAGATTCCATCGCAAAATGCTCTGGGGCAATCGTGTTCGAGTAGATATCGGCAACAACGTATCCGGTTTCAACGTCAATAATAGCAGTAACGGAATAATCTGCGCCAGTTCCGTGTGCTGTGTCGCTGCCTGCGGCGTACCGTTTGCCCACTACGTGCTTCTGATAGATGTTTGCCACGCCGTTTCGCGTTTCTACTGGCAGTTTGGTGTCGAGTTGCATTGATTCGATGGCATCAACATCAAAAGCTGCCATCACCCTTGACGGCCTGAGTGCCTCTTCTGCTGTTTCGGGGTGTTCCTGCTCCATATAGAGTTCAGGAGACATACCGTCGGTAACAGGGGCTTCTCTTTGCACACGGTCGTACCATGCCTGATCCCGGTCTGGCCTGGATCTCCACCCGTTGAAAATGCTTTTGAACCCGTTTCCTGGGGCGCGCCGGTGAATCTCCTTGAACAGGGTTCCAGCCCTCTTTTTATTGACTGTGGAGCATTGGATTAGCTGCCCACCCTGGTCAATAGTTGGCTTTATTGCGGCGTAGTTGAGGTCAAGGTTATCGTGGAAATCGGAATAACGAGGGTGGCTGTCTGTCCACGACCTGCCTTCTCTGTAGAGGGAAGAGCGGTGATCTGCGACTTCATGGAAGGGAATTCCATGGTGGTGTCGTTATCTCTGCCAAGCCCTACTTTCAGGTGTTGGGGGAGATTTTCGTGAACGATCCTTGCTTTATTCAGGAAAGCCACAGACTCAAGCTGCCCTTGCGAGAACGCCAGTACGTTTGCGCCCTCTTTGTACATGGCAGTCCAGAGGGCATAAGACGCAAGTATCCATGAAAACCCTAACTGTCTGGATTTCAAGACATTTATGAGTCGCCCCGTATCAAGTTCTTTGCAAAACTCAAGCAGGTATCCCCATTTTTCAAACTTGATGATGCCTCCACGGGACGTTGCGGTTGGCGGTTCGAGAATTTGCACATAGTCGAGGAAGTCTTCAAACGACCTTGAGGTTAGAGCGAGTTCGATGTCCTGAATAGTGACAGTTTTAGTTGTCATGTCGCTTTGCTCCTCGCCGTTTCACTTTTCCGGGCTTATCGGTGCAGTATTTGCAGGTATCAGTATCTTCTACCGCAGCATAAACGCAGCCGTTCTTACAGAGTGTAAAGCGGGTGGGCTTTTGATCGGGATAGAAGTGCATAGGGCCGTCAAGACTCCTCAATTTGACACCTTTACGTCATTTTTTGCTGAAAGTTCTTGATGAGTGGAGCGAAGTTGCTCAAGTGAGAACTCCTGTAGTTCCGATACATCGTGGGTTGTGTGGGTTTCTACCTGATCCACGAACATTCCGAGTGATTTGCCCAGAAGTTCGAGCGCACGGATCTTGTCACTGTCCTTATCTGCTTCTTCGGCCATGTCATATAAGCCTTTAAGGACGTACATGCGGTCGATCTTTTCTTCAGCGTCCCTGAGAGTTTCCAGCCGTTGCACCTCAGCAATAACGATTGGGCTTTTCATGAGGCGTGACCCTTGAACGTCCGCACTGCCAGGGGCGTAGCCTGCTGCGATTGCCGCATCCCGCTGTTTCCCAGTCCTTATATATTCGCGGGCAAACAACTTTCGGCGCATCGAGCCAAATTCAAGTTTTCTGGTAGCGGCCTCAGCTTTTTTGGTCAAATTTGTTCTTCCTCTTCACTACGTTCAGCCTCTAACTCTGCGTATCGTCTAGTAAAAAACGCTCCGTGAACTGTTTCTACCAGGCATTCACCGCAAATAGACGAGTTTGCGCCGTCAATAAGAAACATCAGGCGTGGCTGGGAACTATCACCACAGAAATAACAATTTACAAGTTGCATGTCAGATGCTTCCGTCACAAAATCCGTCGCATTTACCCCGTAAAAGAGTAACACCGAGGGTTGACGCAACAATATCACATGGTTTACGGTTGCCCGTGTTGGTATGTAGGCAGTCAAGATTATTTGTTACCCGCCGAAACGCAGTACATCTCTTGATTGCATGTACCAACAGCTGCCAACGGCGGGTATTTTTTTGCCCGAAGTAAGATAGTTGCATGGCAAGAAGAAGAAAACTCAAGAATAAGCGACCTAAGTACGACGGTATCCTTGATACAAGGGTGGGGGCTGGCACTGCCATCCACCGTATGCCTTCCAAAAAGTCACGTACTTGGGAGACTTTCCGTAGTCCACGCTTGTTGAACGAGCCAGTAATCACTGTTGTTGCTCCGTACAAGAACGAACGACCGTCACGTCGGCGACCAGTTATCGAACTAGAACGAGCTGTTACATGTAAAGGCTGTGGCACTGGGCTTCCTGTTGGAGCAAGAGCCAAGAGATACCCAAACGGCGTTTACGGCCTAGACTGCCACAACAGAAACTAATATCTCTAACAACCAAATACCGAGACAGATTGAAATCGTGTAGGACATCAACCGCACAGGGACGATAAGATCCCAAAGCCCCCAAAGCTACCCATGTGCAGCATAAACACGCAAGACTAGTCCACTCAAAGGACTGAGACACTTTCTTCTTTCTCTCTTTTACCCGGTTTTCTCTCTTTCTTCTTTCGCCAACATAAGAAACACAGAGACACAAGATAACTGTAGCTATAAACACCGTAGCCTCTACGTGTAGGTGTTTATAGCGAGACTAACCAGTTAACAGTTAACCAGTTGAGTTTTCTTTTTTTTTACTATAAACAGCTTATAAACAGGTGTTTACAGTGTGTTTATAGTCGTAGAACTCCTACTCTCGAACGGTAGGAACCGCCCGAATCGTAGGGGATTTCTTAGTTCAACACGCATACTTCAGCCTGCCAGCAACAGTAACAAGATAACAAGGGCGAACTGTGGCATGGAAAACAAGAAAACTTGGGGGCGAACAGGCAAACCAGAAAACCGAAAACTGGTACGCGATTTATGTGGGTTCACCACCACACAACACAACAATCAACACAAGACATCCACCCCCCCCATCAAACAACACACAACACACCATCACCCATCACCACAGCCAACCACCATCAACGCTACCAATAACCAATCAACCAACAACCAACCAATCACGCTTACCGTCTCCCGCTGCCC